CTCGACAAAAGCTGTTGTATTCTTATCATACGCTTCACCTAAGTCGCTACCGTTATGCTTGACTCTTCTTTTATAATCATCAATATAACCCATTTCATACACCTTCTTTTTGAATCTTATCTGAGATATTTTTTGTAATGTTTATACATTTAAAAATTTCTCTTTTAATTACTTTTTTCTCTGTATCTTCTTTTGTAATTTCTTTTTGAAGAGAAATCAAGGTTGATAACAATGACAAGTATTCAGATGCATTTCTTTTTGGGATAATGCTCTCTAAACCATTTAATTCAAAAATTAGAGAGTCTAAGCAACCATAGACCCCATCATTCTTCTCTTCATACAAAGGAAGAATTTTGAAGATTCTGTTTACCAGACCCTCTAAATAAATATTTAAATTTTCAAAATCTTTAATCATTTTTCTTCATCGCCCATATCAAAGTACGTGTACTCTGTAATCATTTTGTTTACATCTCGTTTAATTGTATTTAACAATAAACGAATTTCACGTAATTGGTTCGCTTGTGAATAAATCTTAAAGTCTTTATCAGATAAAGATTGCTTCAAGTTTTCACTAGAAAACAATTGTGGTTCGATATGCTGAACTAACATTAAATGAGTGAGTATCTCAATCTCAAATCCTGTTAATTCAGATTTTAATGAAGTGTTATCTACACTATCAATCTCTAAGTTATTTTTACAACGATAGAATTTTGCTCTAGCTGATTTAAAATATCTCATTAAATCATTTTCAATATCTACATCTGCCATTCCTGCAAGTCTATAATCTGTAATTTTTCCTAGAAATAAATCGAAGATTTCGGATAACTTTGTAGTCATCTAAAACACTCCTATCTCCTATTGACCGAATTTATCATATTTTAATGGCTCGTCATCTAGAGGAGCATTATCTTGAAGTGAAATTTTAAACTTCTCTTCAATTACTCTGATAATTCTTAAATCATGGATTTTATTTTGTGCAAATAATTGTGATGCTTTTTGTACAAATGTCTGCTTCATAGCTTCTGGAAGTTTCTCAATAAATTCTTTCATTTCATCGAATGGTTTTTCAAATACAGTATTGATATTTTCTGGTGTTAAAATATTCTTATAGAGTTCTTTTAAACCGAAAATCTCCTGTACATCCTCATCTAGAATAATGATAGTACCTTCTTTAATCATTTTTGAAACAGAATTTTGAATAGCTAGTAATTCACGATAAGGCATTGTATCAATATTGCCAAATTCTTCTAACTTCCATGACCGTCCATTGTAACCAGAGCGATGTGTCAGCGCACCAACCGTACCATTCATAATAGCAATTTCATCATCAAGTTCGAATTTTTTGACCTTTTTATTAGTCCTTTTATCTTCTTTTACAGCTTCTAATTCTTTTGCATCATTTTCTTCATCATCAATAAGTTTTTGAAGTTTAGCATTTGTCAATGTAGCAATATCCTCTTTTGAATAGCCATATTCATCGACTAATTTTTTAATTAAATCTTTTTTTAGTGCCATTTTTTATTATCCCCTTTTATCTCATTTAAATCTTTTAAAAAATAATTTAGAGAGCCTAAACTCTCATTTAAATTATTAGTTGAATTTTACAAAACCGAATACTTTAGTATTGATTAAGCTTACACCGAAGCGGTTAGCAACGAAGTATTCTTGCATCATATCTGCATTTTGTGTACCTTGACGGTCTGCGATAACTGCGTCACCTTCGTTTACGATTTTAACCATTTTATCTGCATCTTCTGGTAGAATTAATAAGAAATCATTGCTGATTGCGAATTCATCTGTACCATATTTATGAGCTTGTTCGATTTCACGTAATGGAATACCTGCTACAGTTTGGTAGTAACCTACTTGGTTTTTCTCGTCAATTAAAGTTTGTGATACTGCATCTGGTTCTAAGCGTCTAAGTGCTAATTTTGTACCGTATACAGCTACATCAGAACCTGTACGAGCTTTGATATGCATAGCCATTTCAATCAAATCTTCGTTAGTGAATGGTGTTGCGCCACCTGTTGCAGTGAATGTGTTGTGGTAAGTTGCACCATAACGACCATATGAGTTATAAACTGCATCTGCAATACGTTGAGTTAAATCACGTTTAAATGCTTCTGAGATACCGTTTAACATTGTAGCCCAATCAGTACGATTAGCTAAGAAACGGTGGAAATCTTCACCAATTTTAACAGCATAAGTATCTAAAGAAACTGTAAGCTCTTGACCATCACGTAAACGTTGTCTACGAATATTAGAGTTACCATCTGATACCATTGCTACTCGGAAGTTAGGGTTTGCAGGAATGTGGAATACATTAGTGTCGCCCCAAGGTAGGTAACGATATTCTGCAAAACCTTCGAATTGGTCACGTAGACCTTCATTAATTGTCTCATTTAATACTTCTTCTAAAATTTCAAAAATTTCAGTTTTGTATTTACGGAACTGCTTACGTGAAATACCTTTGCCATCTTCTAATTCGAATAATTCAGCAAAAGCATTGCGTAATGTTTCGTTCATTTCAGTTTTTGAATAATTTGCTTGCTCGCCTTTTGCAAGAGATTTTGCAAATTCTACAACTTGTTTAATATCTTTCATTATCTTTTATCTCCTTTATTTATATTTGCTGTTACTAGTTACGTGTAACTTTTACAGCGTATGCACGATAGTTTGGATTAGCTTCACCGTTTTGCAATGTTGCAAATTCGTCTAGCTGACCTGTGCAATCTTCGGTTACTTCAAATGTAATTTTTGCAGTTGAAGCATCTGTTACTTTACCTAATTTACCGTTTGCTTTAACAGCTAAAACATCATTTACAGCTACAGCACCATCGAATAAATCATTTGTTAAAGTGATGATATCACCTGTGTATAAACGATATAAGCGAGCTACTTTATCTTTTGCGATACGGTAGTCTGCAATTTTATTTAGACGTTCGTCATACATTACCTCACCGTTATGCACTAAAAGCACTTCTTCTGCGATATCTGCTTCTTGACCTAAGCGAGCTTTTACAACCTCTGCTTCTCCATCTAATAAACCTTCTACGATTACAAATACACCATTAGTAGTTTCTACTTTTTCTGTACCTGCAACATCATGAATTTTTGCAGATTCTAAGTTACCATTATAACCTGCTAGTAATTTGTCCTTACGTACAATTGCCATTATAAATTCCTCCTATTTTTTCTTGCCGTATTTTTCCATTAAAATGTCAATACTGCTTTTTTCTTTAGTTTCTTTTTTACCATCTAAAATACTAGTTTTAGTTGAAGATTGTTTTGCATATGATTTTTTACCTTTCATCTTGCGACCAAAGATTCCATAGCATTTACCTTCTAATTCTTCAATACTGAATTCATGTACATCTAAATCTTGAAAATCTTCTTCTGATAATTGGAAATCTGCAAATAATTCATTTGCTTTTTCTTCATGAGAAGTTTTCTCGATTTGTAATTTGAATTCTGATAATTCTGATAACTGTTCATCTTTTTTAGCTGACTCAGTTGATAATTTATCATAATCTGCTTTTAATTGCTCGAATTTTTCTTGATAATCTTTTTTGATTTCTTCAAGAGCTTCTGGACTAATCCAATCAGATTTAGAATCTTCTTCGAATTTTTTCTTTTTCTTCTTGTCTTCTTCTTCATCTTCTTTGTCTTTGTCGTCTTCATCATTGCTATCTTCTGCATCATCATCAGCATCATCTGTTTCATTATCTGACTTTTCATCATCATCATCTTTCTTTTTACCTTTTGCAAATTCATCTGTTTCTTTATCAGCATCTTCTTGAGTATCTTTTTCTTGATTCTCACCATCAACGATAACTTCTACACCTAATGTTTTTGCAATTTCGGCTTCAAGATTTTCTTCTGCTACATCTTCAAATACAAGACCTTTTTCAGTCAAATCTTTAGCTGTAGTAGAATATTTAGTCAATAATTCTTTTAACTTCAAGTTATTTTCCTCCTTACTGTATAGAGTCGCTTTCGCATCCTCTAACATTTTGCGATATTCCTGTTGGAACGTTGAATCCTTAGAATAACTAGTCGCAATGTTAGCACCCTCGAAACAAGGTTCTACTGCGTCACCTAAGACACATAAAGCTGAGAATAGGAAATCTTTAATTTCATATGATTCAGTTGCATCATTCCATTCCCCTTCTTCAACAATAATCTCCATAGATTGTCCTTTTCCTTTAAGGATTTCATATGCTTCTGGGTAATTCCCAGTCCACAATCGACATCCGTCAAGAACAAGATATTCTACTTTCTTATTAGAACCAATTATGTTGGCTTCTTCCCATCTGTAAGTTGCGTCATCTGGTACATAACCATATGGTCTAGTGGTCTTTTTAATAAGCATTGTTTCTAAATCAATTTCTCCACCATGACCTTTATAGTCTTCTTGTTCCTCTGCATACTCACCTACAATTGGAATTCCAAATATAGAAGGTAAAGCTTTTTCTACTGCTTCTTTCGAGATAGTAGTCATATTTCGGTTTTCACCTGTATACATTACTCTGATACTGCAAGTTGAAAAAAGAGGATTCAGATATTCTACATTTGCAACAGTCGCATTTGTAAAATTCAATAATTTTTTAGTCATTTTTTCACCTCACTAGCTATTCTATATAAAAATTATTGCCACACTAACAATGAACTTGTCATGCGTACTTTAGAGTGGCAATTACTGTTTATCTCTAGTCTTTTCTGTCTCATCTGCTATCTTATCATCATCTTGTTGCGGTCTTCCACCTTCATTAAGAACATCTTCACTAGACATTGTATGAGAGCTTTGTAGTGGAATCCACTCTTCATGCATAAGAAGAATTTCATTTTCTAGATAAGCCATACCCATAAATTCAATAGGGTCTAGTCCAACAGAAGCACTTAGGAAAGACTTTGTTGGTGCGCCATAAGTAGCAGATTCTAAATACATCTTATACATATCTTGTTGATTATAGATAGTAATAGGAAGTATTCTTGCATTAAAATATAAAATAGCAAAGTTATTTTTTAAATATCTATTTACCCAACGTTCAATTTGAGTCATTAAAGTAAATACAATTTCCTCATCTGTCTTAATAGACATTCCTAAACTAGAAGAGCTATTACTTCCAGAAGAGAATAGTAGTTGGCTCGCACCAGAACCTTCCCAGAAGTCTCTAGTTGCCTTACCTACTCCATCTGTATCTGCTCTATCTTTATCAAATTTTACTGCATCAATTTCCATTGGAGATGTAATTACACCCACATTGTCTGGAACAGATGTTGACGCTTGATTATGGAAGTAATTCATAAATTGTTGGTCAATAGCAAAATCATTGTTTGCATCTGTTGATGTTCGAATAGGAACTTTCTGAGTCAAAATCATATAATTTCCTAAAGTCTCTTTATCTTTTCGTAATTCT